TGAGCGAAGAACGAGATATTCCAGAGCCCGAGCACGACCACCTGCTCGATCATGAATTCCATGATGACGAGTCATGGGTTGAAGAAGGCGCTCAGGCAATTGCTGACGAGGAAGACGATGACGTTGATTTTCTTGATCAGATAGATCAAGACGACTGAAACGAAAAACTTAACACCCAAAAGGCCCACCCATTCGCACAGGCCCACATTTTTGAATCAAGCCCTGGCAGCCCGCCGGGGTTTTTTATGCCAATTTTTTACACAGGCCTCGTCAATGACGGGGCCTTTTCATATCTGCGGGCTGGGTCCGCCAATCGTCTCTGGGAGACAACCAATGCTGAAATTCCAACTGGACAGCCTGGATGGTGTCGATGAATCCGTGCGCGCTCTTTACACCGAGAAGGACGGCAAGTTCGTACTCGGCATTGAAGGTTTGCCGCAGCAAGAAGATGTATCGGGCCTGAAGTCCAAGGTCGAGGAGCTGCTGAGCGAGAAGAAAGCGGCCGAGAAGGCCCGTCGCGAAGCTGAGGACGCAGCCCGCGCCGAACGCGAAGAGGCGGCTCGCAAGTCCGGCAACGTCGAAGAGCTCGAAAAGTCTTGGTTGGAAAAGTACAACCGCCGCGAAGCCGAGCTGAACGGCATGCTGGAACAGGAGCGAGGCAGCTTGAGTGGACAGATCAGAGATCTGACTGTCGGCCGTACCGCTACTGACATCGCGTCTGCCCTGGCAATCCCAGGCAGCGCCAAAGCCCTGTTGCCGCACATCGAGCGCCGTCTGTGCGTCGAGCAGCGCGACGGGAAGCCTGTTGTGGTCGTGCTCGACCAGCAGGGCAAGCTCTCGGCGGCGACGCTGGATGAGTTGAAAGCAGAATTCGCAAACGACACGGCCTTCGCGCCGTTGATCGCGGGTAGCAAGGCATCTGGTGGCGGGGCTTCAGGTGCTGGGAATGGCGGCGGGGCCGCAAAAGGCAATATCGGCGGCACCAAGACGGAACGCACTGCGGCAATCGCCAGCAAGTTCCCGGATCTCCCTCTTAAATAAAGGATTCACTTCATGTCCCTTGCACAAATGCAGGTTTTCAACGACTTCATCATGCCGGCCACGCTGGAAAGCCTGGATCAGATGCTTGCGGCGTTCAACGCTGCCAGCAATGGCGCGATCATCCTGTCCCCGGACGGCTTCACTGGCGACTTCCTGCAAGAGTCGTTTTTCAGTGCTCTAGGTGGCGCTCAACGTCGCGTGGATCGCAATGCAGCCAACGGTGCGGCGTCGGTTACCGACCTGACCGAGCTGAAAAACACCACTGTGAAGGTTGCTGGCGGTTTCGGCCCGCTGCGTTACGAGCCTTCGCAAATGACCTGGCTGGAGCGCCCGACCGTGCAAGGCGTCGAGGTCGCATCGCGCGCCTTCGCTGAGGTTCTGCTGAAAGATCAGCTGAACACTGCCATTGCCGCGCTGGTTGCCGCGATCACTGCGCAGGCCGCCGCGACCAATGATGTATCTGCCACCGCCGGTATCACTCAGGCCGCCCTGAACAACTCGCACGCCAAGTTCGGCGATGCCTCGCAGAACCTGATTGCTCAGGTCATGCAGGGCACCACCTACCACAAGCTGGTAGGTCAGAACCTGGTCAACGCTGCGCAGCTGTTCCAGGCCGGCAACGTTCGCATCGTCGACATCCTTGGCAAAATCTCCGTCGTTACCGACGCCCCGGCTCTGGCTCAGGCCGGCACTCCGAACAAAGAGATCATTTTGTCTCTGGCGGCCGGCGCTGCGCTGGTTCACGACAACCGCGACATCATTTCGAACGTTCAGACCGTCAACGGCAAAGAGCGCATCGAAACCACCATCCAGACCGACTACACCTTCGGCTTGGGCCTGAAGGGTTACACCTGGGACACCGCGAACGGCGGCAAGTCTCCGTCCAACGCGGCGCTGGCCACCGGTACCAACTGGGACAAGACCGCCACCAGCATCAAGGACACCGCTGGCGTGGCCCTGATCGGTGACGCTTCCAAGTAACCCACTTAATGCCGCGCCGGGGCAGCCTGGCGCCGCGGAGGATCAAGCATGACCGATAAGAGCATCTGGTATCTGCCAGGCCCGTTTCACCGCTACGAAGACGACGTGAAGGCCATCGCCAAGAAGGCCGGTCTGCGTATCGTCGACGCCAACGTAACCGAGAGTCGCGACGGTGAATGCGAGAAGCCGCCGAAGGTGAAGCTGAAGGACGTGGCGGCTCCCCCGGTAGTTACGATAATCGGCGACGACAAGACCGTGCTGGAAGAGATGATCGGTAAGCTGCAAGCCGAAAGCGACACCATTCGTGCGTTGGTCGACGGCCTGGAATCCGGTGAGGTTTTAAAGCCAGACGCGGGTGAACTGGCTATGCGCTTGTACGATGCGCTCGACCTTATCCGCAACAAGGTTGACGAGTTGGCCGAAAGCCGAGATCTGGCCGCCCGGGAGCGTAACGCCCTGCAGGCAGAAGTCGACGCGTTGAAGAAAGTGGAAGCCGAGCGCGTCGAGAAGGCCGCCAAGTCCAAGCCTGATGCCAAGCCGCCAACGCCTTGACCGCTGATAAGGCGGCCCAGGCCAGCGAGTAACCAGCAATGCAGCCCTTCTCCGGAGGGGCTTTGCCCGGAGGGTAGCCAGTGTCACTGATCATTGAAGATGGCACCGGGAAGCCGGACGCCGACAGTTTCGCCACGGCCACCGAGCTGGTCGACTATGCCGCCAAGTACGGCGCGACCATCCCTGCCGACGAGCCTGCACAAGAATCCCTATTGCGCCGCGCTGCACTGGCCATGGATGCCTACAACTGGAAAGGCACCCGCACCATCGGCGATCAGGCCTTGTCGTGGCCACGTCGAGACGTAACCATCGACGGGCGAACCCTGCCGTCAGATTCGATTCCTGTTCGGATCAAGTCCGGGCAGATGGCGCTTGCCGCCGAGATCCACACTGACGACATCGACCCGGTCGACAAGCGCAAAGGCGCAGTGACGTTGGAGCGGGTAGAGGGCGCGGTGACTCGTGAGTACGCAACTATCCCGGACACCAGTGCTCGACTTTTGCCTGTGGTGCCGGCCCAGCCAAGCGCTATTCAATTTTCCAACTATCTCCAGCGACGAGGAATATTCGCAGTGCGTTCGTAGGTGTAGTTATAGGACTAAATAATACGTTGACTAGTATTATTTAGTCTGTAGAATCGCCTCCAAGCCAACCAGTGAGGTATTTTATAATGCTACCTAATCCTACCAGCAAAAACTTTCCAGATGCCTTGCAGAAAGCCCGTAAGAGCGCTGGCCTAACGCAAGAAGAATTGGCAAAAAAGGCTGGTGTCGCAAAAGTGATGCCGGGGCGTTACGAGCGCGGAATACACGTACCCGACATGGAAAATTGGGGAAAAATCAATCGCGCTCTTTTCCCTGATGCAAAAGAAAGCGAAATCGTAGCAGCCCAGAAATCGAAAGATTCAATGCTGAGCGAGGCTTCAATCGAAGAGATACTTGAAGAGCTCAAACGCCGTGGGTTCGCCAAAGTAAGTCTCTCAAACGCTTAATCCTTCATGTGAAGCCCGCTTTGTGCGGGCTTCCTGCTTATGAGGTAGTTATGGCCTTCTATGACGAAATGGCCATGATGGCCCTCGATCTAATTAAAGAGTTTGGCATGCAAGTAACCCTCCGCACTGTGACCCCGGGCGGGTACGACCCTGAGCTTGGCGAAACGACTCCCGAGACGATCACCGAGCAAGACGGGCATGGCATGCTGATCGACTACACCGGTCTTGAGTTCCAGGCCAACAGCCTGATCAATTACGGCGACAAGAAGCTGAAGCTCGCGGCCAATGGCCTGACCTCGGCGCCGTCGCTGCTGAGCAAGGTCATTGCCGATGGCAAGACCTGGTCAATCGTGCCCCCGCTGAAAGAGATCAACCCGGCCGGCACGCCGCTTCTGTACGAATTGCAGGTGCGCAGCTGATGGCCAACATGAAAGCCAAATATGGTGGCAAACAGGGCGGCTTCGCTCTGGAGCTGGCCAAGTTCGCCGAGCAAGCAACTGAGGCGATCGACGCCAGTCTGCGCGAGATCATCATCGAGGTTGCCGGTTCACTGATCCGCATGTCGCCGGTGGATTCCGGGCGGTTCCGAGGCAACTGGCAATTCAGTCTGGCGACGCCGGACAACAGCACAAGCCTGAACGTTGACCCGACTGGGGCCGAGACACTGGGCCGAATTGTTGCGGAGGCGGGCGCCTTCACTGCGGGCCAGGTGGCGTACATCACCAACAGCCTGCCCTACGCCATCCCATTGGAATACGGCCACTCGACGCAGGCGCCGGGCGGTATGGTCCGCGTAACACTTGCTCGCTTTCAGCAGATCGTCGACGAGGCGGTCAGGAATCACCACGTATGAGCCATCGAACCATTCGCCAGATCTACGAGGCTCGTCTTGCTGCGTGGGTTGCCGCCAGAGCGCCGGCATTGCGCATCGCCTATCAAGGCGTGTCCTTCACCCCGAACGACGGCGAGACCTACCTTGCAGCCTTCACGCTGCCGGCTGGGACCAGCAGCGCAACGCTGGGCGGTGACCATAGGGCCTATACCGGCCTGTTTCAGATCAGCGTCGTTACTCCAGCAGGAGCCGGCACCGGCAAGGCCGAGGGCATCGTCGACGAGCTGGCCGCGCTATTCCCGCTGAATGACCGATACGCCAAAGCTGGCATCACCGTCATGACGCTGACGCCGTTAGAGCCCGGCCCCGGCGTTCCAGAGGGCAATACCTGGACAATCGCCGCCAGTTTCCAATACCGCGCCGACACCAACTGACCCGTCGCAGAGCAACACCAGAGCCCGCCTTAGTGCGGGTTTTTTCATTTGTGCATGAGGAAAACCCATGTCTGTTTCGCTTCCCAACGGCGCGGTAGTCGCCGCGGCCTCGACGTATCAAGCGCCGAAGACCGTAACTGCCATCAGTAACGCCGCTGAGGCATCCTGCAGCTCTGTCGGCCATGGCTTCGTAGTCGGCGATATCTTGGAAGTCACTTCCGGTTGGTCCCGCCTGAACTCCCGCATCGTGCGAGTGAAGTCGCAAACGGCTGACGCTTTCGTGCTCGAAGGCGTGGACACCAGTAACGTCAGCTTGTACCCGGTCGGCGGTGGCGCGGGCACGGTTCGCAAGATCCTGACGTGGGTTCAGATCACCCAGGTGCTGGAGTTCACGACCTCGGGCGGCGAGCAGCAGTTCGTTACCTACTCATTCCTCGAAGAAGACGTAGAGCACCAGATCCCGACCGTGAAGTCGGCGTCGAGCTTCGCCATGACCATCGGCGATGACGCCTCGCTGCCGTGGTATGCGCTGCTGTCTGCTGCCAACGATGACCGCATCCCGCGCGCCGTGCGCATCACCCTGCCGTCGCAGTCGAGCATCCTCTACAACGGGTATGTGACGCTGAACAAAACGCCGACCCTGACCAAGAACGAGATCATGGGCTTGCAGGCCACTGTCTCGCTGACGTCCGAGCCGATGCGCTACTCGGCATAACCATCCAGCCCGCCACTGCGCGGGCTTTCTTTTTGGAGCAGTTGATGACCGTTAAATTCAGCCTCAAGGCCGCGCCGACTTTCAAGAAAGCGGTAGACCTTCCGGTCCATGGCGGCGAATCCGTCGCCGTGACCTTCGAGTTCAAGCACCGCACCAAGGCCGAGCTGGAATCCTGGGGCAAGGACATTCAGGGCATGACCGACGGCGAGGTCTTGGCGACCTACATTGCCGGCTGGGATCTGGACGACAAGTGCGAACTGGCCAGCTTTGACCTGCTGACTCAGAACTACGCCGGCACCGGCACCGTGATCACCGATGCATACATCGACGAGATCAAGCAGGCCCGCCGAAAAAACTAATCGACGCTGCTCGTAGGCTTTACGCGAAAAGCCCCGCCAAGAGCGAGCTAGCCGCGTTCGGCTTCACGCCCGAGGATATGGGCAGCGACGAATTCGAGATATGGCCCGACAACTGGCAGGCTCTGGATGTTTTTATGGCGATGGAGACGCAGTGGCGCACGGGCATGGGCGGGGCTACGGGGCTTGATTACGGGGTGTTGCCCGACGTGATGCGTCTGCGCGGCGTGCCCAAGTCCGAGCGTTCCGAGGTGTTCGACTGGGTCCGCCTGATGGAAGGCGAAGCGCTCGATCAGATGCGAGAGAAGAAATAGCTCAGCCGACCAACACAGCCCGCCATGCGGGTTTTTTATTGCCTGGAGAACTGCATGACCTCGATCGCCGAACTGGGCATTCGCGTAAATTCGGCCGAGGCCGCTCAGGCCGCTAATGACCTGGATAAGTTGGCCCAGTCGGGCGCAAGGGCCGAGAAATCAACGATCGGCCTGACCCAGTCGACAGAGAAGTCCGAGAAAGCCGTCAAGGGCATGGGTGCAGGGGCTAAGGGGGCCGAGAAGTCTACTGAAGGATTGACCAAGCAGACCGAAAAGCTCGGCATTTCCGCCAAGCAAACGGCTGCGGCCCTTCGCGGCGTACCGGCCCAGTTCACTGACATTGCTGTATCGCTCCAAGGTGGCCAGGCGCCTCTTCAGGTTCTCCTGCAGCAGGGCGGTCAGCTCAAAGATATGTTCGGCGGTATCGGCCCGGCCGCTCAGGCGCTGGGCGGTTACGTCGCCGGACTGATCAACCCGTTTACTCTTGCCGGCGCGGCGGCTGTAGGTCTGGCTGTCGCCTACAACAACGGTACTCAGGAGGCGGTCGCCTACAACAAGGCGCTGATTCTCACTGGTAATGCCGCTGGCACGACGGCAGATGCACTCGGCACTATGGCGCGAAATATCGGCGCTAGCGTGGGAAATACAGGCGCTGCGGCTGAAGTTCTGGCCCAGTTGGCCGGTAGCGGAAAGATCGCCTCAGATAGCTTCGAGGCGATCACCATCGCCGCGCTATCCATGCAAGAGGCCACCGGCAAGGCCGCGGCGGAAACCGTCGCCGAATTCGTCGAGATCGGCAAAGACCCGGTTGCCGCCGCCAAGAAGCTGAACGACCAATACAACTTCCTCACCGCCTCGATCTATTCGCAGATCGTTGCCCTGAAGAAAAGCGGCGATGAGACCGGTGCAGCCAAGCTACTGGCCGATACCTATGCAGACACGATCCAGAACCGCTCCAAGCAGGTCATTGAAAACCTGAGCCTGTGGGAGCGGGCATGGAAAGGTGTCGCAGCAGAAACAAAGAAGACCCTCGACGCCTTCAATGACATTGGCCGCGCCGAGGAATCCTCGAAGCGGATCGCCGATCTCAGTCAGCAGATAGCTGCCGCGCAGAGCGCTTTAAAGGGTGATCCGGACGACACCGATGCGCAGAAGAAGCTGGCGAACTCGAAGCTGGAGCTCGATTTCCTCGTCAAGCAGCGTGACACAGCGGCAGCAATTGCCGCTGCCCAAGCGTTGGATGGCAGTCGCCAGAAGGATGCTATCGCTGCTGCTGAGCGTATCGATGCGCTGACCAAGTCCGCCTTCACCAATGAGCAGTTGCGCGGCGCGGAAATCAAGAAGTACAAGGCGGATCTGGACAAAATCCGGGAGGTTAACCCCAGCGACGCGAGACTCAATCAGGCGACGATTGATAAGAACATCGCCAACATCAACGACAAGTACAAAGACCCGAAGGTCGCCGCCGTCCGCAGTGATGCCGGCGCCCAGATGCTGCTGACACTTCGCGCTCAGGAAAGCTCGCTCTCTGCTCAGCTGAAGAGCGACGACAAGCTGACCGAGGCGGAGCGCAAACGCGCCGAGATCACCCAGCAGATTGCCGACCTCAAGACGCGGTCGGTGCTGACGGCAGATCAAAAGAGCCTGCTGGCCAGTGAGGCCGGCATCAAGGCTCAGCTCGACAAGAACGTCGCGGTGGCCGAAGAGGTTCGGCTGCACAACGAGACGATCAAGCTGCAAGAGCGATCGGCGCAGATTCAGGCGACGATTACATCAGCCAGCGAGAGCAAGAATGATCAGCGCGCTTCGCAGCTCTCGACCATTGGACTGGGCCGTCAGGCTGCCGAGCGTGCCGCAGAGGATGCCGCCACCCGCAAGGAATTCCAGCGCTATCAGGATCAACTGAACAAGGCTACCCCGGCTGATCAGTTGGGTGGCTCGGCCTACAACGTCGAGTCCGGCAAGATTCGCGCAAAGCTGGACGAAGCGTTGGCCGCAAATCAGGACTATTACGACCAACTCGCCGCCAAGCAAAGCGACTGGAAAAACGGCGCAACCGCTTCTTTTCAGGACTACCTGGAGTCGGCGCGTGACGTTTCCAGCCAGACCTACGACCTGTTCAGTAACGCATTCAGCGGAATGGAAGACGCGGTCGCGAATTTCGCCATATCTGGCAAGTTCGCGTTTTCCGATTTCGCCAAATCGATTCTGGCGGACATGGCGCGCATTGCTACACGGCAGGCGGCCTCCGGACTTCTTTCGAGTCTTGCCGGCACTGCCGCCAGTGCGTACTTCGGTGGCGGTAGCGGCGCAGCATCGTCGGCGGGTTCGACCCAGGCCGGCTACAGCAATGTCGACTTTTCAGGGTACCGGGCTGCTGGTGGCCCGGTTGCGGCGAACTCGCTTTACGAAGTCAACGAGCTCGGCCCTGAGCTGTACAACGAGGGCGGGCGCTCTTACCTCATGACCGGCGCGAATGGCGGCAGCGTTACTCCGCTGACCTCTGGCGGTGGAGCTGGCGTTCAAGGCATGGGCGGTGGCGGCACTACGCAAATCACCGTGCAGGTGAATGTCGCGAGCGATGGCAGCACCAGCGCAACGTCGAGCGATCCGTCGTTTCAGCAGTTCGGCAAAGAGCTTGGCGACTTCGTTGAGCAGAAATATCGACAGTTGCTGCGCAAGGATCTGAGCCAGGGCGGCAGCATAACGAGAGCAATCAAAGGGTGATCTATGGCAATTGAGCGCTTCACCTGGCAGGTCGAAAAGGGCGCCGAGGGCGAGGTCAGTCAACGGGTGCGCACCAAGCAATTCGGTGACGGCTACAGCCAGTCGGTGTCGGACGGCGTCAACAACAAATCGCAGTCCTGGCCGTTCAGCTACACAGGCAAGGCCACCACGGTAAAGCAGATCATCGCCTTTCTCGACCGTCACGCTGGGGCGAAAGCCTTCCTGTGGACGCCGCCACTTGGCGAGCTCGGCCTCTATAAATGCACGGGTTACAAGCCTGCGAACAGGGGCGGGGATGTTTACGCCCTGACCGGCACCTTCGAGCAAACCTTTCATCCATAAGGAACTGCCACATGGCACTGATAACGGACATCCAGAAGCTGGAGCCCGGCGGGGAAGTGCGGCTATTTGAGATTGACGGCACGGAATATGGCGCCGATGTGCTGCGCTTCCATGGTCACGCCATTCCCCATACACCCGCCGAGCTACTGGCTTACGAAGGATCGACGGAAGAGCTGCCGGCGAAGTCGATTTGGTGGCAAGGCAACGAGTACGCGGCGTGGCCGGTGCAGATTGAAGGCCTCAGCTCGGACAGTGACGGCAGGGCGGCTCGACCGGTATTCAGCGCGGGCAACGTCAACGGGCGAATCACGGCGCTGTGCCTGGCCTTCGACGACCTGCTGAAGTTTCAGCTGACTGTTCGCGAAACCATGGCGCAGTACCTCGACGCGTCGAATTTTGCGGGTGGCAACCCGACTGCTGATCCGACGCAAGAGGCGCTGGAAATCTGGTTCATCGACCAGAAGACCGGTGAAGACGGCGAGTTTGTGCAGTGGGAGCTTTCGTCTCCGGGCGAGATCGATAACCACGGACTGCCTGGGCGCCAGATGACGACCTTCTGTCACTGGGCCATGACCGGTGGCTACCGCGGGCCGAACTGCGGCTACACCGGCGGCGCGATGTTCGATGACGACGACAACCCTACGGATGACCCGAGCAAGGACGAGTGCAAGGGTGGACTTAAGTCCTGCAAGTTGCGCTTCGGCGAGAACAACCAACTTCCACACGGCGGATTCCCCGCCGTCTCACTGATCGCCAGGAGCTGATCATGCGCAAGCACATCCTGTTGGCGATCCAGACACATGCCGCTGCCGAGTACCCCAAAGAGTGCTGCGGGCTGCTGCTGGCGGTGGGGCGAAAGCAGCAATACTTCCCCTGCCGAAACATCGCAGCCGAACCAGCTGAAGAGTTTCGGATTGATCCGGAGGACTACGCTGCGGCGGAGGATATGGGCGAGGTTATCGGTATCGTTCACTCGCACCCCGACGCCACCAGCCGGCCGTCGCCGCACGATTTGGCCATGTGTGAGGCTACCGAGCTGCCCTGGCACATCCTGAGCTGGCCGGAAGGCGACCTGCGTAGCATCACCCCAGTCGGCAATACGCCGCTGCTCAATCGCCCATTTGTGCACGGTGCGTGGGACTGCTGGCAGGTTTGCGCTGATTGGTACAAGCGCGAGCTGGGGCTTGAGTTCGAGTCCTTCAAGCGCGAGGACGGCTGGTGGGAAAGCGCGGACGCAGTAAGTCTCTACGAAGCGAACTACGAGGCGGCCGGCTTTGTCCGTGTCGACCATCCGCAGCGCGGCGACATGATCGTCATGACGGTAGGCCGAACAGCTCACCCGAACCATGCGGGGATCTACCTCGGCACTGATCCAGCACTGCCGGGTGAAGAGGCGAATGCCTTCGGCCCTGGCCCCTTCCTGCTGCACCACCTGTACGGCCGCCCAAGCGAGATCATTGTATTCGGCGGGCCCTGGCTTGACCGGACACGCCTGATCCTCAGGCACAAAGACGCACAACTAACCAAATGACGCGAAAGCCCGGAGCGAAATATGAATCAGCCATTTGCGCGAACTGAAGATGGATGCGTGTTTATCAGCGAAGCGGTACTGAAATCCCAAATGATCGTTTCGGCTGTCGGCGTTTCATTGCCGGCTGACTTTGGCGAAAAGGCTGAGGAGAAAGCCGACCTTCTTGAGCGTCGGCTTTCGAGGGTGGAACATGCGCTCGGCTTGCCTCCGCTGTCCTCCTCCGGCATCGATTCGGAGAAGGCGTTGGCAGCAGCCATAAACAACGTCGGTCTTATCCCTGAGCTTCTGAAGCCTTTATCTGCGCAATGACGTTGAGCGCAGCTTCAATTGGGGCTTTATACAGGTTTAGATTGACGTCCACCTCGCCATGCTCAGTTACTTCCAAGCTCGATCTCAGCTGCGTCTCCAGGGCATCGCGGTTCGCCTTGCTTTCTGTATAGACCACTGCTGTGAGCGCTTGCACAACCTTGATCATCCCGAGCGATATGGAGTCATGTCGCTTGAAAGGCTTGAATTCTTCTCCCATCTGCATTTTCCTTACGTTAACGCGCCGAAATTGGCGCAATCCCAGTCCTTGGGCTTGCAGGCAAAGGACTGGGGTAATCCGTTGCATGAAGGCGAGAGGCTACTATCGGCGGGCGGTTGAGCGTTACTGGGGATTCGTACAGGCTCAAACGGGTGATACAGTCTGCGTTTTCAGGACAAGGAATGATCATGCGGATTTTGATCGGGGCGGTTGCAGTGGCTTTGTTGGCGGGGTGTACAACACCTTCTGACTTGAAATCAGGGAGTCCGGTTTTTTCTTCCGCGACAAAGA